GTGTTAAACGCGCTTCCGGTCGGCGTACGCCTCCTGTTTCACAAGAGGACTTCAGACGTCTCGAAAGGGACGCCCCTGACGTCGCTCGTGCAGCACAGCGTGCGTTGTCGGATACCTGGCTTGAGCATAACTTCGGTTGGCAACCTCTTCTCTCTGATGCAGTAGATGCGTACAAAGCGCTGCGTGCTTTATCGGCACGCGTGCCTTTGGAACGCTTCTACGGTCAGTCGAGTCGGGAGACCACTCCGTCGTATGCGACAAATACCAGGAATCATGACATATCCCCAATGAGATTTACAGTGCGAACACTGTCTAGATACTCAGTAAGGATATACGGAGCCGTGAAGGTAGAAACGAATGCTCCGCCTTCTGGGCAGGCGATAGAAGAAATGGGCGTTAGAGCCCGTGACTTCTTACCGGCTGTCTGGGAAGCCATTCCTTACTCCTTCTTAGTCGATTACTTCACTAATATAGGTGACGTCGTCGAGGCAGTTAGCTTTCCCCGTTCGGATCTGGCATGGGTAGCCCGAACCATCCGGAACCATTCGATCCGCTCAACCGAGCTGGTCGCGGTCCCCGGAACTTCAGGTTCGTACCCTAACCTAAATTCGAATAAGGTGTTTAGCTTTACTGCTCCTAGAGTCGAATGGGACCTCAAGTATGTTAACCGCGCTACTTATAGTGGCTCTTTCGTTCCCAGTATCAGGTTTGAAATCCCTGGTTCCAGGAATTGGAAAAAGTACTTTAATATCGCGGCTCTGGCACGCTTGCGGACATTATAATCATTGTTTAAGAAAGGACCAATATGCCTTTCGCTCCATCGTCGCCGGTTACTGGAGCCCCTCAAACGGGGCTCACGTCGCCGACGTACACTCTAACGGCTGACGTAGCTCCTGCTGCCCATGGGAAGCAGTACTATGTCTCCGCCCTGGGTGGAACCCAGACGGGTGTTGAGGTTAATAGCCTCAGCAATCCGTTTACCACGACGTTCTTCAAGGTGGAATCGCCAAAAGCGCTGCCTGCCGTGAATGCGTCTGGTGGGTTACCGAGCGTCCCGAAGAACGTTTTCAAATGGAACGTTCGTAAGGGCTTGGAAGTTCTGTCCGGCCAGCCGCGTCAGACGGGCTTATTCGAATTGTCGATAAGCTTGCCTGCCGGTGCTGACGTACAGGACCCCGAGTCCGTTCGTGCCGCTCTTTCACTCTTGTTTGGTATCGCTTGGGCCGAATCAAGCAACCTGGGTACCACTTGCATCACCAATGGTCTTTGACCTATGGCGAGCAAGCGTTTCTCAGGCCGTGATTTGGCCTATGCACTCCTTATGGCGCTAGCTGGTTACCTTGCCAAAGTTTTTGGCGTGGTGGACCTTCCATCGCCTTGGGCGTGAGATACTAACCAAGTTTGAAGACCTAGGAGCAAGTGTATGTCCGCAGTTAATCGGCAAACGCTTCTTTCCTGCCTTCAGACTGACCTGTCGCAATATTCGTTTATGGACAAAAAAAGTCCTTTCTCGGATTTGCGTTCGGTAGCTGCAACAATGCTACTTGAGAGCGTCTTCAAGAAATTTGAAGACCCTAACCCAAGTGCAGATGCCAAGGCTATTGAAAAGTTCCGTGCCGTTAATGAACGGATGGGAGCTTACAAAGTTGTGGTCTCGTCCACCTGGGATGAAGTGGCTGTTGAGAACGTGAAAACGTGTCTTAACAACTTCCTCCATCCTAATGGAATGCCTCTCGTGGATAGTTTTCAGCAGCTATTTGAAGCTGGGGAAACTGGTCCTGGAGCTAGCATAGGTGGCCGAGGGGGAGACTTCTACACAAAGATGTTCTCTTCGGAGTTATCCACAACCGGTCTTTCTTTGTACGCAGAGTACAGGGCTAACATCAAGGGTCTTACCTCGTGGTCTATGGCCGAAAGCCATAGGTTTGCCACGTGTAATGGTCCTAAGTTAGTCGAAGGTAATCGCCTGTCCCTAGTGCCTAAGAACATCGACATAAGCCGTACAATCTGCACTGAGCCCACATTGAACATGTGGTACCAGCTCGGATTGGGTAATGTCATCCGCGAGCGCCTGAGATCATTCTTCGGAATAGATCTAAGGTACGTGGCTGACACTAACCGGCATATGGCGCGGTTAGGCTCGTTGGCTCAGGACGGATCCGTGTCATTCTCAACGATTGACTTGGAATCCGCTTCTGACTCGATTAGTCTGACGCTTGTTGATACACTTTTCCCGCAATGGTTTAGTGATATCCTCAAGTATCTCCGGTCGCCCGTTTCAAGGCTTCCGGATGGATCAGCGCTGACATTAAACATGGTGTCCACTATGGGGAATGGTTTTACATTTCCTTTGCAAACACTTCTGTTTAGTGCCGTCGTATCTGCGGTTTACGCTGAGAAGGGTATTCCCCTTAACAGAGTAAATAGCGAGGAGCCCAACTGGTCTGTCTTTGGTGATGACATAATCGTTCGTAGTGATACGTTCGATCGTGTTGTCTACCTGTTAGATCTTCTTGGGTTTCGAGTAAACGCAGACAAGTCCTTTAAAGAAGGACCGTTCCGTGAGTCCTGTGGATGTGACTTTTTCAAAGGTCACATGGTACGGGGTGCGTATCTAAAGCACCTTAGTACTTCACAGGATACTTACGTTGCCTTCAACAAGCTCGTCAGATGGAGCGCACGTAACCAGATCTCTCTGGATACAACGCTGCAATATCTCCTCCGGAAGGCGCCCTTTCTCGGGGTTCCTTTCTGGGAGTCTGATGATGCGGGCTTTAAGGTCCCGGATTGGTGGCCATGGCTTCGAGTGAAACGTATTCAAGGCGGGTCGCGTTATTACGCTTCCTACCCCAAATTACGTCAAATCACTCTTAGCGATGACACTATTACGGTTCCGAAAGGCCTACGTGCTCGTTGCTATAACCCTAACGGGTTGTTAGTTGCGATCACTAGAGGCGATTGGGCAGACGGCGCGCTCTCTGTCAGACATGGCAGAGTCAAACGCTACGTCAGGGTCCGTAGGTTCGCACCAGACTGGTACGTTCCTCCGGTGCTTGAACTGCCTGCTTATGTCAAGAACCCCGGTCCTGAGGAAATGTGGCCTAACGGCCGCTTTTCTTGGTTCCGTGATTTAAGATATGAGTTGGCAGCCAGGCGTGCGGTTGCACCCATTGCAGGTGCAATTGAAGGGAGACGGTGTGAATCCGTCTTTTGGTCTCTACTTGAGTAAGTAGACTTCCAAA